GGATGGGTGTATTGTCACATGTGTGATCTCATATTCCATCCACACACAGGTGATATTCTGGACACGTCGTATGAGTGCTGGGAACGGGGGTATTGGTGTTGTTTTCGAATTAAAAAATAAAAATCGAATATTGTAAATGATCTCTCTTGTTCGCTGCTGCGCCACGCCCGACCGCAAGTCTTTCAAGCTTCCAAAGCGTGTTGTCCGTGCCCGCCGTGTCGCCGAGTCCAAGCGGATGGATACCCTTCGTGAGTTGCACGAAGCTCTCAAGAAGACGGCTCAGGATGAGCACAAGTTTGTGAAGGATTTCTTCGACAAGACGGCTGATATGTGGAAGGACCAGGAGGATGAGTCCACTCCCACATTTGACGTGGATGAAGAATAATCAGGTTACATAGTATGTGGAGTCCTCGAATCGTTCGACCACTTGAAATTGGCATAGGACTCAAAATGGTGCCTCCCCCACAAAGAGCACGATGGCTGAGAACAGCCCTCGACGGTGCAGGCCCTACCTATGTCAAGATAGGTCAATTCATAGCAAACCGACCCGACATTTTCGGAAAGGAATTCTCAAAAGAACTCGCGCCCCTCAGAGACAATGTCACCCCTGTCCCCTTTTCTGAATTTACATCCAAAATTCCACCTGGAATCACTGACGTCGAGCCGGTACCTATCGCAAGTGCAAGTATAGCCCAGATACACAGGGCTAAACTCAAAAACAAGGATGTCGTCCTCAAGTTCAAAAGACCAAACATTGAGACCCTCATCAGACAAGACCTTGAACTCATCCGTAACGGAACAAGTCTTCTGTCACTCGTACCCAATTTAGAAGTGGAATTTGTCAAGCCATGGCTCAACGAGTTTGAGAAGGGTCTTCTCCTTGAACTCGATTTTAAGAATGAAATTCAGAGTATATCCTACTTTCGTGATATGTACCGTGATAGGGACGATGTCAAGATACCGCGTCCCTATTCCAGACTGTCTACACAGGATGTCATCGTTATGGACTATACTCCGAGCAAGGAAATCCAGAAACCCTTCAGTGCAGAGCGCCTTATCAACATGTTCCTCGAACAACTGCTCTACGAGGGGGTGATCCACGGTGACCTCCACACAGGAAACATAGGCCTAGACCCCAAGTCAAACGCAATTGTCCTCTACGATTTTGGAAACATAATTCGAGTCACAGATGCATACCAAGTCGCCATACGCGATTTTGTCTACGGAGTTCAGACAAGTAACGTGGATGCAGTAATGGACAATATGATAAAAATGGGGATGATCGTGAGAGACAAAGAGGTGACGCGCATATTTGTAAAACAGTACTTTGAATACCTCAATACACTCGACCTCACGTCCTTCACAGTCAACTCCCCTGAAATCAAGGAGAAAGCCAGCAAAGTCCCCGTGGAACTCGACACAACAACACTCACAATCCTCAGAACGTACTCCCTACTTGAAGGCTTGTGTAAAGAACTCGACCCCAAATTCTCCTATCAACGCATCATCTCAAAGAACATTGAGATGCTCTTCTTGGACCTCGATTATATTATATACAGAATTCAGAAAGACTCGAGACAATGAATTTCCACCACAAATTGTGCGCATGTATGGTTAGAGGTATTGTGTGTGTATTGAAATTTGTTCAGAGATTGAAGTAAGCCTTGATCTGTTCCGGTGTTTTCCCCCGAAGACTCTCAGCCACAATCTTCGCTCCGTGATCAAGCAGCTCATCATACTGCAAGTAGTCACACGCACACAACACAGCCAACAAGTTATCCAGAGAATCCAACTCTCCAGTAGTGTTGTAGTGAATGATCTTCTTCAACACAACTGAATTTACATTTGGAATTGGAATGAGTCCTCCACCCTCACAGTCATCGGAGCAGTCGCGAAGTGTCTTACATGACTGGATCAATTTTGTTTCTAAATTGAAAAAAGTGCCGTCACTGGTGACCACTGTCGTCATTTTGTCTTGTCTTTTAGGGTAGCTCATTCTTTAACTTTTTTCATTCTTCAATGCGCGTTTCAAAGTACGCAGCTCCTTGTTGAGCATATCAACGGTGTTTGCAGCCTTCTCCATATCCAACTCAAGCTTGATGGGTGCGAGTTGAGCCTCTAGCTCATCCTTACGCAGCCTGGGCTTCTTTGTAGGGGGCTTGTACGCCTTGTACGCCTTCTTGTACACATCATACTCAGCAGTCATATCCTTGATATTCTCCTTGACCACATCAATCCTGTTCTGAATGTCATCAATAAACGCCTTGCTCATCTCAGCCTTCTCCTCGTCGGAAAGACGATCATAACTTGCTACGGCCGACGGGAAGTTTTCATCACACGCCGCCGCCAAAGCACTGGCAGTCCCCGGACACTCGTCACGAATCATATCCAACTCGCTATGAAGGTCATTTTCGAAATAGTTCAACACATACTCACACGCAGATGGCTTGATGGGCATATCAGCCTTTGAAGCCTTCCACTTACAGCCATCCGCACAAAACAACACATTGTTGGCATCGAGCTCGAAGCAAATACCCCAACCCATTAAGAATTAAGAATCTGAATTCCTTATGTGGTTAACGATACAGAAGTATACGCCCCTCGTAAAAGGCACACTGTGAAAACCGTTCAAGCTCAATCCGTTCCGCAAGTTCAGAGTCTACCTGCATTATCCGGTCTCTTATCTTTGACAACTCATCTCTCCGCGAGGACTTCATAGCAAACAGCTCCAGTAGCTTCACACACGTGTTTGTAATCTTCTCATATTCTTCCTCATTGTCTATATTTTCGTGAATGAGTTTGATAGATCTCTCAGGAATATCACTCTCCCGCCATTCAAGTGTATTTATGTAATTTTCAGTGGTTTGTATCTTCTTTCGCGTCCTTATAGTCAGCAGTGCGTCACCCGGTGCTTGCTCCTCTGGCTCCGGCTCCGGTTCCAGCTCCGGCTTTTTCCAACACACAGACACCTTGTTCTCCACGATGTTGTCTGCTATCGCCTTTGGCAAAATCTGTACAGCTAATTCTGCAATAGCTTTGGGAAACCCATATATAAGACCACCAACTATACCACCGACACACAAAGCCTCCATTACTATACCCAGACATTAAAGAATTAAGAATACAAATTACTCAGATGAATTGCCAAGACCTTCTTGGAGGTGTTATACTTTTGGTCATCACCGTGGGCCTGTCCATCCCACTCCTGGCCAGGATGCACTCACATATTTTGCGCATCGAAGAGTTAATTAAAAGTGAAGTACAACTTTAATCTAATGAATCGTTACTTAAAGGCAGTTGGTATAGTTGTGGGGTCACACTTGATACGCACACTGGCCGAGTACATGTACTTTATGAAGTGTGGGGGGTTTGTAAACTCTATATTTTCGTATGGATCGCCGACGTGTCGCGGGCTTCGATGGGTCGCCGAGACATCTATGGCGAACATCGAGGGGGTTGCGGGGTTGATAAGTGTTTTCCAGTACAAATTATCTGCGTAGAGTAATAATGTTGGACTGCTCGATGGTCCGGCGATTGTTTCACTTGGAGACGAATAACAAACGTGGGCACTATCAGGTGCTCGGGACAAACAACACCTCAAACAACCTTCGGCTCAAGCCGGTGGTGAGGCTGCGTCCCAAGCGCGGCATCATCAAGGTGGACGCCGGGCGTCAGGGTGCCATTTTTCTCGCGTCTCTCCGGCGAAATGGTACACAGCAGTTTGTGATCAAGGTGTGTCCCTCTGACAAACGGAAGAAGGTACAGGTGTCAGACTTGGAGTACAGAATCATCCGGAAGCTGTACACGGTGGTGCCGCGGCGTGTGCCTCGTCCGCTCGGCTTTTTCAAGTGTTCGGGGTTTGTCCCTGAAAAGACGTGGAGCGACCAGCTTTCGCAATACGACTACAAAAAACAGACTGTGGCGTGTATGGAGTACATTGAAAATGGTACGTTTGGAAACTACCTGGACCGAATGGCATCCTCACCACGCAAACGCCTCACAGATACAGTGATGTTGTCCTTCATTCGCCAGGTTATCCAGACACTGATCAAGATACAGAAGAGGTACCCCTACTTCCGCCACGGGGACCTCCACCTCGACAACCTGCTCGTCCGCCCCACAAAACCCATCCCTGAACTCGTGTTCACAGACTTTGGATGGTCTAAACTGGGGAAAACCCCAATTTCATCTTCAAATTACAAGACAACCTACGGAATAGGTTCGAACATGTCACCAGCCTATGACGCCCACCTGTTCCTGATGCAGCTGCGGATATGGGTGTACCAGAATGACTTTGCAGCACGTGATGGGTTTGTGAGGACAAAGAAGTTCCTCGACCGGGTTGTCCCTACTGGATTCAGAAACGAGAATGACAAGTACACTCGCAATTTTAGATTGAAATATGGAATTAGATACCCACTCTCACTTCGATCCATACTCAACACACGTGTGTCAGGGGTTACACAGTCAACACTGAAAAACGCACGCACCAAGCGTCAGCTGCTGCTCGCCTACGGTGTAGGCCCATCCCCAGCCAACAGGGTCTCACCATTCGCCACACCTCTCGCCCACCCCAACAAGCCCACTATGAGCTTGACACCCAGGGTACGAAAATAAACCAGATATTCTAGTAGGATGAGGTGCTGCTTTGGACATAGTGAACCTCTGTACGTGGTACTCCCGTACTTTAACTTTTGTAGATTCAAAAACAGAAGGCGTCTGTTTGTCGATTTCGTTTTTAGATGTAAATTCAATTGCGGAATACGGGTCATAGTCGTCGAAGCCGTCGGCCCTGCTCCACTACCGGTTCTTCCAGTGTGGAAACACGTCACGGTCAACGACTCGAGTACGATGTGGGTCAAGGAAAACCTGATCAATCTGGGGGAAACCCATCTCCCACGTGATTGGAAGTACATCGCGTGGATCGACGCCGATATTCTATTTTTGAATGCAAATTGGGTGGATGAAACAAAAGAAGCTCTTGAAATATTCGATGTCGTTCAGCTCTTTCAGTCAGCCATCAACCTCGGACCACGAGGGGAGACCATCAAGACGGACAAATCCTTTGGCTACATGTACTCACAGAGTGGAACACGATACTCTGTCTCTGACAAGTATGGGTTTTGGCATCCGGGGTATGCGTGGGCGTGTACTCGTAAAGCGTGGCGGCAGATGGGTGGGCTCATTGACTGGGCTATTCTCGGGTCTGCCGACCGCCATATGGCGCTCGCGTGGATTGGCAAGGGTGAACTCTCTCGACCGGGGAATATCCACGAAAACTACAAAAAACTCATAAGCGACTTTCAACGCGAATGTGAGGGATTTAAGCTTGGAAATATAAACGGAACAATCATCCACGAGTGGCACGGATCGCTCGAAAACAGAAAATACAAAGAACGCTGGAACATCCTCACGGAACACAACTTTGACCCCCTGGTTGACATTGGTCTCACGGGTGAAGGATCTCTGACGCTCACATCACAGGGACGCCGGCTCGAGGAGGATCTCAAAAAGTACTTTATGGAACGCCGGGAGGATTCGATTTAAAAGAAACACAACTAATCTGTGTATGTCTGAGCAGAACTGTCAGTGTGAAGACACATCACTCGTCAAAGTGCAGGGGAGTGATGTGTATTTTTACTGTGAAGTGTGTGAGGAGTCTGTCCTCGAATTAAATATGAAATTGCGAAAGCTGGAGAATGAGCTTCTCCACAAGTACCTCGACTTGGGTATCCGCCACCGTCCGGAGATTCGTGTCTTTATTCGCAGTGATGGGGGGGATATCCACGCTGGACTGAGCGCGATGGACACTCTCCGGAGTATGAAAAGGGTCAAGGTGCATACCATTGCAGACGGAGTGTGCGCCTCTGCAGCCACCTTTATCCTGCTTGGCGGCCGTCGCCGCTACATGACAAAGAACTCTTACATTATGATCCACCAGCTCAATATGGACGGCACGTGGGGGAAGTTTGAGGACTTTAAGGACCAGCTTGCGAATCTGCAGCAGTTTATGGACCGGTTCCGTGAGATTTACACCGAGGAGACGGACATTCCCGGTGAAAAGCTCGAGGATATTCTCAAGCGTGACGTGTATATGGATGCAGAGAAGTGTGTCGAGTGGGGTATTGTAGATGATATCTATTCTATGTAAATTATCTCTCTCTTGTCGAATGGCAAGCCATTGAAGTGTGTTGTTGCTGCCGAGGTGTATGCTCCCATTCGTGGCCAGACGATCCACGACCCACACGCCACGTCGACAGGAATATTGCATTCTTTGTAAATCACATCCCCCCCATCACAGGTGGATCCGAACATAGTCACCAATTTTGTTTTTGAATTGCCTTCGAGCATGTAAAACTCGGGCTGCGCGTGATCGAAGAGGATGCAGTTGAATGCGCCGTAGAGAGATTCGCTGATGGTGATGCTCTGCTTTTTGAAGCCGATGACGGGTGTGAGGAGGGTTGCCACGTGTTCGGCAAAGTACCTCCCGGGTTCGGCGATAATTGTGAATTCAGAATCAAAATTGTTATGGATTGCTTCATTAATCATAGATGGCACGGGTCCGAGGTCAAACACATTGGTTGAAGAGAACCCCCCTCCTATATCTATAATCCGTGGCTTGAAACCGTACGTTTCTGCGAGGCAAACTGCGCGCTTTGCCTTTTCTAGTGCTTCTACAAATGCTCCGGCACTTTTAGCCATAGACCCCACGTGGAACGAGATGCCCACGAGAGAGAGGCTGAGCCGAGAGCACATTATAAATAAGTCGCGCCACTCACTTTCTTCGGCGCCGTATTTATTCCCCAAATTGCACCTTGCTTGGGGGTCATCCGCGCGAATGCGCAGAATAACCTCCATCAAACCTGGACCTGTTATTTTTCCTGCAATATTTTGGAGCTCGCACACGCTATCAAACGTGGTCCGCGTGATTTTATGTTTTATTGCGAGAGAGATGTCATCGCCCCTCTTACACGGATTTGCGTAAATGATCCGGGATGGGCTCACACCCAAGTCCAGAACCGCCTTGAACTCGGCTGGGGTGGCACAGTCAAAGCACACCCCAAGGTTGGCCAGATGGGAAACCAACCGAGTGTCCGGATTGCATTTTACAGCGTAATATGGAGTTATCGTAGGGAAAACCCTCTTCCACTCCTCATAGGCTTGCGTAAGAATACTAAGGTCATAAACATATATTGAATCAGAAGGCCTATGGGTCTTGAGGAGTTCCTGTAGAACCCCGACCCCCACCATCAAGAGGTACTTGTCCTGGATATTTTATTTTAAAGATACTGGTGCAGTATATGGTAAGATGGCACCGCCGATTTTCTTCCTCCTGGACCGGTCGGGATCGATGGATCTGATCCGCGACGACACGATTGGAGGGTTTAATTCATTTGTAAATGACCAACGCGCACTGAATCCCAATGCTCTTATCACACTGTGGCAGTTTGACCACGAGGTTCTTGTGTCATACGAGAATAAGCCGCTTCGCGAGATTCCTCCTCTGAATCTTGAGACATTTCAGCCACGTGGCTCAACTCATCTGCTCGATACGATGGGGGATGCCCTCAAAGTCAATCCGGTTGCCGATCCACCCATTTTTGTCATCTTTACAGATGGACAGGAGAATGGATCGTCAAAGTACACCAAGGCCCAAGTAAAGGACCTTGTGGAGAAGAGGACTGAGGAGGGGTGGACCTTCCTCTACCTCGGCGCCAACCAGGATGCGTTTGCAGAGGCGGGATCGATTGGTATCCGTCCTGGGCAAACACTCAACTACGACACCTCTCATACACCTGAGGTGTTCCGAGCACTGTCAACAGCAATCTCCTCCCCAACCGGAACTGTCGACTTTTCTACGCTTTGATCATACCGGCAACCTTGTTCAGCTGACGTGCCGCCTCTAGCTTCTTGGTTGCATTCTCCGCCTCTGTCATACCGGACATCTCGAGCTTGTTTGCCATGGCTACGATGGGGTTTGTTGAGACTGGGGAAATAGAACTAGTTTGTCCAAATATCATAACACCAAGACCAGCCACTGTCATTAATACACCTATAACAACACCAGCAATCAGTCCCTTGTACTTTTTTGTCGTCTTGTCCGTCTTGCTCATAGGCACCGCACACCCAATCATAATTCCCATACCGATAAGCAACATGACGAGTCCAATCCAGAACTTCATTATTACTAAATCAACAATTTTATTCTGTATTTGTGTCCGAGTGCCTTTTCAGTCTCCTTTGCCGCCCCCCTCAAGCTGGGTTTTGACCATAGCAGCCACCTGGACCAGAATCCTGCCGTGTAACGCCCTGACTGCCCCCAGCTCTCGCGTTTGCGGTGACGTATGAGGTATCTGAGCATTCTGATGTGGTCTTTGTGGATAGTGTAATCGGAATACCCACGTCGACCGAACGTGACCACACGTCCTTCTGGGAACTCGGCGCGAAACTTGTGAGGCCAGCGCGCGCGACGCACAGAGATGACACCCTTCATTTCAGGCTAATCTTTACTGATATATAAATCAGAAGAACGAGGATAATCACGTTGAAGATGACCCACCCACTCGCAAACGTGGTGATCAATTTGTTTTCGAAAATGATATTTAAGATTTGTTTACTAATAGATTCATCGTCTTGATCCTGGTCTGACATGGATCGCTTTATTAAGAAGAAGGTATCAAAATTTAAATTCGAATTCACCGAGCTTGGGCAGTGTGTGTGTATTCTGGGTAAGTCTGGGATAGGCAAGACTTGGGCTGTCAACACAGCCCTGGGTGGCAACTACGTTGAGTTGACGGCTGACATTCTCAAGAGCAAACAGTCCACGATTGACATGTTGGAACGTTTGAAGGCGAGTGATACACCTGTTGTGTTGGATGAGTTTGAGGCTGTGTGTGACTTGGTAGGTATTCGCGAAATCACAGGGCCACCCTCGAGTGGGCAGTTTTTCATCGTGTCACAGATACCCATCGATTCCAAATTTGATTTCAAAATTGAGGTGTACAACTTCCCGGTACCCACCTTTGAGCAGATGAAGAAGATAGCCCCGAGTGCTTCAGATGATCTTATCCACCGGTCGAGGGGGGATTTGAGGTATCTTCTCCGGGGGTTGTCTTTTGTGTCGGATGACCCGGACAGTTTCTTGACAACACGGGAGTTTGTGGAGAGTCTCGTGTCGAAAGACAGCACGAAGAATCCGATGAATTACCTGGGATACTGTTCACACGAGCCTGGAAATATGGTTTCAATTTTACAGGAGAATTACGTAGATGCCAAGGGGATTGACTATGCGGCAGTGGCTGACGAGATCAGTCAATCTGATATGTACGAAAACAAGATGTATGAGGGGGACTGGCACTTAATGCCGTACTACACGCTTCACGGGTGTATAATACCTGCGGTGGCTATTGGTCACAAGCTGAATCCAGGGAGAATGCGCCCTGGGAGTTCTTGGACCAAACACCAGAATATGTGTATGCGTAACAAAAAGCTAAAGAACATCACGAATAGGTTTCCTGACAAGTACATTGACTATGACACGTTGTTGTTACTTCGGAAGATGGGTGAAGTTGGGAATTACGATATACTCAAGGAGTACAGGATTGAACCGAAGGATATTGATGTTCTGAATCACCTGTCACCTTTTCACAAACTTTCTTCAAAGGTGGTTCAGGTGATGAAGAAGGCGATTACTCCTCCTTAGGATCCTCCTCGGTAACGTCGGGGACATCCTCCTCGACGGTGACTGGGGCTGCCGTGGGCTCTGGGGCTGCGCTCACTGGCTTGACCAGGGGGAAGCGGCGCTCTGGGCTCTTGGAGGTGAAGCGGCGGTACAGGTAAAATCCAATGACGAGGATCAACACTATAGCCACAATGTTGAAGATGTTGAAGGGGGAGGACGACACAGCCTCCTGGATACGGGCTCTTGAGGGGTCAACAACCGGTGTGCTCATTACTAAAAAAAGAGGTTTTGTTACCAAGGGTTAAGCGCATCACACGTGTATAACCACAATGGAAAACATCGACGAAATCTGGAATGTTGTCGAACAACTTCGTACCAAGACAGTCATAACAAACAACCCCACTGACGAGGAGTACTTTTGTAGACGGTGTGGACATGTGAAGTACATCGGTATCCACGTTGACATGCCAACGTGTTCTGGGTGTGGGGCTGTTGACGAGTTTTCGTTTTGCTACGAGCCCGAGTGGCGTACTGGTGCTGATCACGAGGGTGCTGATCCGTGCCGCGTCGGTGCTCCTGAGAACCTGGACCACTACTCACAGGCGTGGAACTTGGGAACTCTCATCTCAAAAAAAGGGAAAAACACCGGCAGACTGCTTATTCGCCAGCTCCACTCAAACGTCAACCACAAAGACCGGAGTCTCTGGCTGGCGTACAAGGACCTCGACCGGGTTGGGGAGATGCTCAACTTGCCGGCAACTGTGCTGTATGACGCCAAAATCAAGTACCGCAAGTTTACGGAGAATGTGCTGACTCGTGGTGCTGTCCGGAATGGGATTAAAGCCAACTGCCTGTTCCAGTCGTGCAGAGAACACAACCTGACACGGACAATCCAGGAAATTGCAAAGGCGTTTGATATTCCAGCAAAAGACATCAGCCGCACGTTCGATATGTACACTGAGCAAAACCCAGAGACCAAGGTGCACGTCGCACGCCCGGTGGACCTCATCCCGCGCTTGATAGGCGCCGTGTCTTCCATCCCGGAAGATCAGCGTGGACGGTGGAAGATGAAGGTGATTGCAGAGTGTGAGAAGCTGGAAAAGTCTGTCAAGCTTGCCGGCCGGACACCCAAGGCGGTCGCGTGTGCAGTGATGCACGTCTTGCTGGGGAAGTATGTGGGAAAGACTGAACTTTGCCGAATTTGCGAAGTTTCAGGTCCAACTCTGACCAAGCTTGAGGCGATTGTGAAATCCGAGTTAAAGATGTAAACACTCAATCTATAAATGTCCCAACCAATCGTGCTTTTCCTCAGCACCCCGTGCTATGGGGGTGTGTGTCTTCAACAGTATGCCGAGTCTGTTTTGCGTCTCCAGCGCACGGCAGCAGCGAATGGGATTCATATGATGCTCGACACGACTGAGAATGAGTCACTTGTGCATCGAGCCCGAAACCTGGCGGTGGCCCGGTTTTACCAAAAGACACAAGCGACGCATTTTATGTTTATCGACGCGGATATCCACTTTGACCCAGAGTCTGTGGTTCGCCTGCTCAAGTCTGAGCACGAAATCTCGGTGGCGGCATACCCCAAGAAGTGCGTCATGTTCAATCAAGCGGAGGATGCCGTCAAGAGTGACAGCAAACGTGATCTGGACCGCGTGTCTTCTTCCCTGGTGATGAATTTCAAGTACCAGAACAGTCCGGTGGTGAATGGATTTGTGGAGGTGCTTGATGGGCCAACCGGGTTTATGGTGGTCAAGCGTGAGGTGTTCACAAAGATGTTTGAGAAGTACCCAGAGCTCAAGTGTGTGAATGACCACCAGAACCGAGACTTGGATGAGTATGTGGCTGTGTTTGACTGTATGATTGACCCAGAGACCAAGAGGTACCTGTCGGAGGATTACGCCTTTTGCCGGAGATGGCAGCAGATGGGTGGGAAAATCTTCGCAGACGTGCAGACTGTTCTAGGGCACGTAGGGAATATTCGGTTCCATGGTGTCCTCGAAGATCGCTTAAAGGATACCGTGACTGTGGAGAGTAAAGCGTAATGACCACGAAAGTGTGTACTAAGTGTAAACAAGTGAAGGAATTTTCTTTCTTTTATCCTCGTGGAAAGTCGTATACCAGTGATTGTAGAGAGTGTCGTTCTGAATATTCTAAGAAGAGGTATATAGACAACAAAGAGAGTATAGATGCTAACAACAAAGAGTGGAGAGAGAATAATCCCGAACGACAAAAAGAACTTACGGACGCTTGGTATGAAAGAAATAAAGAAGCAGTATCTAAACACAGAAAGACTAGAAGAATTAACGAGCGCGAGGAGGTTCTCGACAGAGACGCTAAATACAGAGAAAACAACAGAGAAACTATTTTAAAATATCAACGTGAATGGAGAGCAGCTAATGCCAAACATTCCAGAGAGTATGCAAGAAATTACTCGAGAAGAAGACTTCAAGAGGACCCTATTTTTAAACTTCTTAAGAACCTTCGTTCACGAGTGAGCATGGCGATTAAAGCAAGTTCCTCTAAAAAGGCTTACAAGACAAAAGAACTTATAGGGTGTACTGTAGAAGAATTGTGGATTCATCTAGAATCACAATTTACAGAGGGTATGACACGTGATAATTATGGGAAATGGCATGTAGATCATATTAAAGCGTGTGCAAAGTTCAACCTTGAAGACCCCGAAGAGCAGAGGAAGTGCTTTCACTGGACAAATCTCCAGCCTCTCTGGGCTATTGATAATATCCGTAAAGGATGTAAGTAGTTAAAAACATAGCATCTTTAATCCGAAATGTCGGTTGTCCATGTCATTGCCGAGACTCGCAACAAGTCCATTAGCGCCACAACCCTGCATACAATGATGAATATCCATATGGGGTGTATGGTTCGCCAAAAGCACCTCGACGTTCACTTTGTGTGTGACAAAACAACCCTCCCAAAACTGATAAAGAACGGTGAGCGCATCATCTGGATGGAGTACGGTACGAATCTGGATACCGATTCGATTGCCAAGGCGCTCGATGCGTTTGATCACGGACTGAACGTTTTGGTGTTTCCATCTGTCAAGGAGGGTATCAACTGGGACCGTTTTGTTCGCCGCACAAAGGCTGGGTCTACAGAACCAGCACACCAGCGCGGACTTGAGTTTGACACTATTGTGGGAAAGAAGCTCGGACCAGGAATGTACGAGTGTCTCAAGACATCAGCTCGTGTATGGGCGATGGACGCCAAGCCGGTGGATAAGAAGATTCGAGGTGGGAAGGTGCTGGTCGTGCTGCCACTGCACAACAACGAGGCTCTTTTCGACTGCCTCAGTAAGCACGGGGTGAAGATAGGGGTTCTGTCAACAGCCACAGTCATCTGCCACTACGTGCACGAGTGTCTGGGAAACATCCTCGAGGCTGCGGGGGTCCAAGTCAACCCTTAAATTTTAGGTTCTGATACCAAGGGCTTTTTGTGTGTGTAAGATAAAGTAATGCAAACTACTATCAAAGAGAGAATGTCCAATATCGCCACGTCCCAAAAGTACATTCAAGAGGCGTGGAAATCTACAGACGTGAATAGGTTTCCAGGTCCCCAACCCGTGTCCATCGAGCGGCGGCACTTCCCTTTGCTTAAGCGGCATCCGTACGTGGTGTGTGAAAAGACGGACGGCGTGCGCTATTTCCTCATGTGTCCTCCGGGGTCGAAGGAGGTTTTTCTAGTCAACCGCAGCTTTGACGTCCGACCGCTGAGCCTTGCGGGGTTTCCCAAGGATACCCTGCTCGACGGCGAACTCGTCACGACCAAGGATGGCCGCGAGCTGTTTATTATTCACGACGCAGTGCGTGTCAAGGGTGTGGATTTGACACAAGAAAACCTGGCGACACGGCTGGGATTTGCGGTTGCGGCTGTCAAGGCGGTGATCAAGTCCAAGAAGGACCCGTTTGAGATGCGCGTCAAGGAGATGATTCCGCTGAGCGAAATGCACAAGCTTCCAGCACTCAACTCGTTTGAGTATGAGACGGACGGCGTGGTGTTCACGCCCGTCAACGAGCCGATTCGGATGGGCACACACGAGACGCTGTTCAAGTGGAAGCCGTTTGAGCGGATAACGGTGGATTTTCAAATTTGCAAGGGGCGTGAGCTGTGGGTGCAGGAAAAGGGGTACCCATACCTCGAGGCACAGCTCCACCTCCAGAACCAGAGACCGGACATCCCCGACGGGTCCATCGTAGAGTGCGGCTACGGGCAGCTCGGCTGGTTTGTGGAAAAGGTCCGCACCGACAAGAACTACGCAAACAACCGGAGAACATACTACAACACGTGCACAAACTTGCGTGAGAACATCGGGCTTAATGAATTCCTTACCGTGTAATCTATGGAATACATTCGTCAATACGGAGAACCCGAGGAAATCTTTGCGAATTTGTACTCTGAATTGTATGAGCTGTGTGAAGCCAACAAGTGGGGAGACCCCTTCTCATACGCACGTTCTAGGGAAATTTACATGGCAAATGTGTTAGGTCATAAGATTCACCCAACATACGCAGGTCCAGATGGTCACGACAGTGATGGTGCTTGTGAGTACAAGTCCACCACCGGAGACGAGATCAAGGGAACCTACAATGGAATTTCAGTCCAAGACACGTGGGAGAAGCAAGTTGAGTACTTGAGGGAGAAGAAGATTGGGTGTTACAAATGGCACTACTTTGCACGGTTTCAGGGGGGGAGGATTGATGAGATGTGGAAAATGTCGGGAGAGAAGGTGCTTGAACTCCTCCTCCCGAAATTAGAGAAGCAATTCAAGTCGGAAAAGAAGACGAAGGACCCGAGACTTGGGGCACAGCTTACTTCAAAGATGATTACAACTTATGGACAAAAAATAGATATTCAGTGACCCGCTCACCCTCGTTGTAATTGAACGACTTGAACCGTTTGTAGTCCATCTCCACAACCCCGGCTGTCCCGTGGCGCCCCAATATCTCAAGCATCTTCTCCCGTGTCACAATACCTTCGCTGCTGTATGACAGAAAGATCCACTCGGCATTGAGGCTCTGGACGAGCGTGTTGAACGAGTTTTCCACGTGTTTCTTTTGGCAAAAGGAGGAGACAAACGAGTCGTCCGGGATGCCTGTTTTGCCGTGGAGAACTTGTTGCGCCGCCTCATCCGGGGTCATCGCGATGATGTTCAGTGGAAAGTAGTTCTTGGAGTACTGGCGGCCATTGTAAGGGGGGTCGAGGTACACTGCGTCCATCCGGGGAAACCCTCCATCCAACACGGATCTGTTGTAGACAGCGGTACCTCTGCTCACTCTCAAATTTAGAGTGTGAATTGGGCGGAGGACCAGGGCTTTTTTGGATTTGTCTTTGAAATTCTTGAGGTACATCCCGTAGACTGCAGGTACATTGCTCACCGCGTCAGCTGATATAATCAGGGAGGCAACCAGGAATGTGTACTCTGGTTCTGAGAGTTGTGGTCGGAGCTCTTCGATGCGGTGACGAAGCCAGTCAATCCGTTGTGCATTCTCCACTGTGAAAAACATACGCTCACACGTGCCGTGGGGACTAAAGTTGCACGTGACAAACCCGGTGTATGCACCCATTGAGGTGTTGAGGTCCTCAACCAGCTTCTTCAATTTTGAAGTAAAATTGGAAATTGCAAAAGCCTTGGTGATGTAAAAGCTGTACAGCTCCGCGTCATTGCTCACTGTGGTTGCTCCGAGATTACGAAGGTTCCACGTCACGATACCCGTCCCTGAAAACAAGTCTCCAATCACCTTGGATTCCAGAGACGGCCACCCCGTCTGGGTCAAAACACACTCGGTGATCCAGTCAACGAGTTGGTACTTTGATCCTATGTAGTTTAATCGTTGTACGTCCATATGTACAGAGGTTTTCGAGTGTTTATGTAGTAAATATCATTGGAGTAGGGGCGGGTCTTTGTTTAGTCTGAACGCAATCAACTCCTTGTGTGATCCACCCGGGATCACAAGGAGTGTAACAGAGGTTACCGATCTTTTCCTTACCAGATGGGCATTTTAACCCAAAGTTATCACGTCGTCTCATAAACAATAGGATAACAGCGACAACTGCAACGAGTATAATCAACTTTGTGTTCTTCATGCTATGCTATATGAAATATTTTTTTGCATACCACGCGTTCACCCCAGTAAACTCACAGACTAGGTGGAAAAGCGCGCCGCTCAGGAACACAGCCTGGAGTGGCTTGAAGAACCTGGACAACCCAACATAAAAGAGAGCAAGGATGATACCCACCACGAAAGCTTCGGCGAGGAGAGTTGACAATGGCTTCATACTTTTATTGAACATTTTATGGCCGATACCACGCCATATAGAAGGGTCCCTTGAGTGGCGGCTGATTCATCTCGTTGACAGACTCGTCATCCTTGATGTACCACTTGCCATACCTCTTCACTCCAAGCGCGTAGTGTCCCCCCCACATAATACCAGCGTGCAACACCACGGCAAACAGGTGTCGCCCCTGGAAAGTCTCCGGAATTTCAATTTGAAATTTGGAATTGTACATTGAGAAGGTGAACCCAATCACCTTGGGCCACTTGGAGACTGACCTCCCAACAGCCGCCACCCGATGTCTCCGCCCAGTGTCATCTTGGTAGTCTGAGAACCCTACGTGTTTTGCCCGGGTTTCCAGGAGATTTTCTAATTTAGAATCTGAATTCACATCCAAAATGAGGGTGGTGAAGGTTTGTCGTGTTTGGGACTGGCCACCTGGGTATATAGTTTCTTGCACTTCTTCCCCGTTAAAGATGTCTTGGATGAGTTCCTTCCCGAGTGACTGTTCAAAGACATCGAGCAGACACACAATCACCTCTTGTGCGTCGTGTTGACCACCATCTTTGAAGCACGTGAATTTGTTTCGAAAAGCAGAGAGGAGATTCCCGGGGTTGACAGGGCCTTCCCCCCTGGTCATAAAGAGTTGTTTGGCAACTTCCTGGTACTCTTTGGTGATGTCACACTCACCCTTGTACTCGTTCAAAAAAAGATGTCTTGATAACGAGGGCACGTGTGCGAGGCACTGTACTGCAGTATTAAAAAAACACGTGTTCCCCAGGTTCACGAGTCCGCGCATCCTCTTAGAGAATACACTTCTGTATCCTTTAATGGAGTATGATCTGTTTCACGAGTGGGAGCCCATCATCGAGAGGTACAAGAACAGGGACAATATTGAAATTGAATTTCGATTTGGAAGAAGAAATGGGACCAAGTTTGACACGAATGTGGGCAAGGCGACGTTCGAAAAGTGCTTGACCGCCTTGCAATCCTACAAGGGCTGGGAAAACACATCACACAACAAGTATAGCGTGTATTACTTTGACGGAGGCAAGCGGATGCAGATTAACGAGGAGACGGAAGACAGGGACTCGCAGATTAAGCAGCGGATCGAAGTGAGTGATTTCCAGCATCAGTCACTTCCTTTTGACGTGCGTATTGGAGTATCCCAAGAGACACCGTTTGAGTACAACGGGGAGACGGCGACCGACCAAAAGACCAAGGAGAGGTGGTCTTTTGTGCGGAAAAACTTGTCGATTGACGTGTCCAAGATTGAGGGAGACCCCGATGACCCCGACTGTGACGAGGATACCACATTCCAAATTGAAATGGAAATTATCAAGCCCGCGCTGCTGCACACTCGGGATGAAACCTTCAACCTAGTGTACAAGGTGTTTGATCTTATGAAGTGTGTAAATTAATACGGAATTCGACCCCTTGGTGCGTGAAGCATAAACACCCCCGCAATAACTACACAGAGTCCGGCGTACTCGATTGGGCGGTTGAGCCGTTCACCGAGAATGAAATAGGCTGCTACAGACTCTATAATCGCAGACACGCCATCCCACATCCCATTCACATACATGACATTCCCTTCCCGGAAGGACCGAATCAAAAAGTAAATCACCGCCACATACCCTAGCATCCCTTGGGTAAACCCGGACATTGACCGCGTCCGCGCAAAACTCTTGAACCCAAAGTCACCGACAACTTCCGCGAATGACAGGGCGGACAAGTCGATCAGACTCATTTATTATTTGACTTATTTTTATTTTGCTGCTTGAGCATATGCTTCTCCAGGTTCTTGGCAAGCTTCTCTTCGGCTTTTGTGAGCGGTGATTCCGTTGGTTTGAGCTTGAGACGATAGATAAATGCCGTTTTCATCTCATTCTTGCTATTCCTTTCAGTGATGCTCGGTATGTTCAGATTTCGTGCATATTTGAGGAGTGTATTCTTGTTGATGCGGTTGAGTTGTTTCTCGTCGATACGCAGAGTTCCACCTGGTGACAGTCTGAATCGGTTTGTGAGAAATTTTCCTTTGTTTTCTTTCAGATTTTCGTTTGTAATTTTGAATAGGTTCTTGATGTGTTGTGGGATGTTGATAGCGTGGGTCTGGTACGCCTTGATAACACCTGGCTTGGCGCGAGCGCGGCCGCTCTCCTTCTGGAGCTTGTACCACTTGGGTTTCCCCTGTTTGTTGGGTTCAACGTAGTATCCGTTGAGGCTCTGGTTGTTGAATCCGGATGGCGCCTTCTTTGAGGGTGATTTGTTTTTGACTGTGGTATTTGTGATACCGAGGGCTGTCTTGACGTGCGCAGGAATATTCACCTTGGCATTTGCGTACGCCTTGATCACCTTGGGGCGCACGAGTTTGGTATTTGCGGGAATGGGATAAAACCGGGGTTGCCCGTTCGGGCCGGGGCGAACGTAATGACCATTCTTCTTGGCAGTCCACCCACCTGCTAATGGGTTGCGCTTATTCATCATCGCTTGTTTGCGTTTTTCACTGTTCCACGGCTTCTCAGGGCTTGAGCGAGTACCAATACCGAACATATCAACCTGGCGTAGACTCATCGATGACGCAAGTGCCTTGAATGCACTTACACAATCACTTGGTTCCCCCCACCCGAGAATGGTACCATTTTCGAATAAGTTGAGACGCACTTTACTTGAAGGGAAATCTATGCCAATCTTCGATTTGACACGGGCTATGGTGTTTATGCTGACTGGGGGAGGAACCTGGCCATATAACCAAGCTGGATTTTTCACCTTGCGATTTTCAAACACAGCGAGATCCGGAATAGAAAGACGAAACCCCAGATTACTCTTTGTGTTTGCGATAAACTTGGCTATGTCGTTTATGAAAATGTGCTTGTTACAATAGAATCGGCAGACTCTGTTTGGCTTTGAAGCATTCTGAATGAGTTTGAGTGTATTCCCCGGGAGGTACTCCTTTCCAATCAAGCGTGCAACTCTCTCCCATTGGCCATTTGTCTTGATTTGTACGTTTCCAGACTTGAAAATGAGAACTGATGCTGATTGATCGGGGTTAAGCATCACCAAGTTGATCTTTACGAATGAGACGGTTGAGTTAATTTTACCAACGGGCCCTGTCGCCCACGTCTGTCGGTAGTAGGGTCTTCTTCCAATTGATTGGTATCCCTCCACGGAAGGGGTGCCGTACTTACCTGTCACGTTCAAAATTTTAGCACAGTCTTCAAGTTTGACCGGGCTTCCAGTCTTTGTGGTTATGGATGACCACACCAACACCGGTTTCGTGAGGCCGTACTCTGGGTTCTTATTCACATAGACATTCCCCCTTTTACGCGCAAAATACCTATTAAGAATCAGTTTCCCTTTGTAGAGATGTAGGTTGTTCTTCTCCGGGGTCTTCTTTTTTACAGGGGACGGGGGTTTCTTTGCAGGTGAGGTGGATTTGTTCACGACTTTTATGTGCCCTTTATTGTTCAATTGATATTCAAAATTCATAGGAATCCAAAAGTTGTTATTCGCTGGGTAATTTGGTAGACCCATTGCTTTCTTGGCCTTTTCAAAATTTGATGCCATTAATACGTATCAACAATATTATTTGTAGTCACTATGTCAACCCCAAACACAAACGGCTGAGCAGCGTACGCAGTTCCATTGTACGTGAGCGTCTCGGTGCGAACGTCGATTTCGCGCGAGCTGAAGGGTCCTGCGTAAAAGTCTGGGTTGAAGCGCCAGCGTCCGAGGTTGTTCTCTTGGCAGTGCTGGTTGAAGACGCTGACAAACAGACGCTGTGGGCAGAACTTGCCGGGGCCGTAGACCACCTTCTCCGAGGCCAGGAAGTGTTGCAGTGAGTTTGTAACGGTCGCCACCTGGCTTTGCACTTGTTTGAAGTAGGCTGGCAGTACGTTCCAGATGTTCTTGTCCGAGTACTTGGCGGCGTAGTCCAGGTAGGCTCGCACACACTTGCACAGAATGGCTGGAATCTCTGCATCCAGCTTCTGGTCGAGGTGGGGATCTGCATCCATCACCTGTTTCGTGAGGTTCCACGTCGCCAGACGGCGCAGCACGGATCCCGAGTTGTCCTTCCAGTTTGGCACTTCATTTCCAGCCAGGATTCCCGGGGTTTTCCACTGCATACTCTTCGCCGCCTTGAACTTGCGGGCGATGCTCAAGTCCTCTCCGGACACAAGGGACTGAAACTCAGCCTGCTCGAGCGCGAGGTCACCCTTCACCTCCGGACTGATAAACATAAACCCATCGTGAATCGAGTCGAGGCCAAACTTCTTCTCGATGTTGTTTGAGAGGGTTTTGACATCCTCCGTCTCGTAAAACTTCTTGCACACCTTGGTGATGATGGTGGACTTGCCAGACTGCGCGATACCCTTCAAAAAGGGAATCACCTGCCAGCCGTCCAAATCATTCACATCGAAGCAAAGGCGGCCGCAAAACACGTACAGCCAGCGGCTCACATCCTCCGAAAAGTTCTGGTAGTCCATAATCTTCTGCATGTGGGGGGTTGGGATGTCGTACCAGTCAATAATGTCATCGTAGGGGTCAAAGTGCTGGTTGAAATACTTGGCTGAGACGATCGTACTGTCCAGATTGGCATACTCCTGGCTTTTGTACTCGTAAAACTTGATGACATACTGGCGTGTGTTTTCGTCCCAGTTTTTGCCAACCAGGAGTCCGTTTGCAAATGACCACACGTTCCGGTTCTTGTTAATCTCCGGAAACTGAAAGTCCTTGCAGAGGGTCATATGCTTGATGACATCTGTGACGAGGCTACCCTTGGATGTGAGGTTTTTCCACATCTCGTACCTGGTTTCCTTTTGGGTTGCATCGTAGACAAAATCCTTGACTTCCAGGACTGGCTTCCACGCGCGGGTTGGGAATCCGTTGCTGATAATCTGTGTACAGCACTGGTCCTTGTACCGCTTGTAACCGAGTTTGTACGTCTCGCTCAGGAGGAAGAGGAGGAGTTCCTGGTAGCTTGTCTTTTTGTCATCCATTTCAGGGCAGAGCTCGATATAGTCGGTATTGGTGGGGAAGTTGTAGATGCAGTAGTTGTCCAGCCAGCCGCGGAACTGGTCGTACATGTTCCGCCAGAGACGAATCAACCGGGAGATGCGTCCTGCGATGGTGAGCTCAGTATTGTTCACGTCAAAGCTCTTCTTATTTTCAATCGAAATTGCGATGGCACGGGCGCGCATCGCGCGGCACAGGTTATAGAAACGCTCCCGACGGAGGATAACCTGGTTATCAAGTTGTTTAGGGTCGAAATTTACGGGATACCCATCAACATCCTTGGATTGGACGGGGGGTATCAGAACGTGGCGCCACGCAATCTCAGGGACAACAAAGTTACTGGTCGCCTTGAGATTGAGTTCAGTCTCTCGAGAAGTCAACTCAGTCTCGATTTCTTCAGGGGACCACGTGCCGACAATCATGTTGTTGTTTGCATTCCGAATTTGCTCGGCGTGCTCGGTAGTCAGTTCACGGTCGATGATCATTGGCTCCCCCATCTTGTATACATAGACTTGGTATTTTTTAAGCTGCTTCTGCGGGCGCTGGTGCAGAAGGTTTCATCGCGGTTAGGATTTTCACTAGGATTTTGTTTTGCATTTCGAGGCTGGAGGCGATGCGCTCGGTAGCATCCTTCAGGCTGACGAGGGCTGTTGCCAGGGTTTCCCCCTCCTCGGTGGTGAGCATAGACCCCAGGGCCTCTATCATATCCACACCATCCATTTCAATCATCTCCTCATCCTCGTCCTCATCCTGAAACTCAATCTCCTCATCATCGGGAATGTCGGGCTCTGCGTGCTTTGTTGCCATGTACTTTTAGGTTAGAAATTCACTGCGTCATTGGGGCGCAGGTTGGTCAAAATTTTTTTCTCGGGACATAGTACAAAATGGCCGGAGGACTTATGCAGCTCGTTGCTTATGGCGCTCAGGATGTCTACCTGACTGGGCAGCCCAAGGTTACCTTTTTCCAGGCGGTGTACAAGCGCCACACCAACTTCGCGATGGAGAACATCCAGCAGACTGTGAACGGCTCTGCTGGCTCCAGCGGCCGTGTTTCCGTGACGATTGCCCGCAACGGCGATCTGGTCGGCAACATGTACGTGGCCCTGACCCCCCTGCTGCCCGCAGCAGCCAACCTGACGTCCAACAACAGCATCTTCGATGCCTGCTGGATGGCTGAGCGTGCTATTGCCGCTGTTGAGTTGACCATTGGTGGTCAGCGCATTGACAAGCACTACCAGGCGTGGTTCCGCCTGTACGCTGAGTGCTTCCTGGGTGAGTCTGACAAGATTGCCTACGGCAAGATGACGTCCGCCTCTGCCCTGGCCACCACCAGCACGGGCTCTCCCCGCGTGTACCTGCCTCTGCTGTTCTTCTTCAACCGCAACCC